TATCAACGATACTGCAGTTGAGAATTTTAAGAAACGCTTGAACATGGATATTCACAAATTCGGGATGGTACCGGATTTGTCTGACGAATCCTTCGCCGGGAATTTATCCGGTGTTGCCATTGAATTTAAGTTGATTCCTCTGGAACAAAAATGCATGGTGAAAGAAAACAAGTTCCGCACAGCACTCATTAAGCGCAGAGAACTCTTAACAACGATTCTGAATATTCGATACGGGAAAGGCTGGGACTACCGCGAAATCACAGAAGATTTTACACGGAACATCCCGCAGAATACCAAAGAGGATACAGAGACCATTGTAATGCTGGATGGCGTCATCAGTAAACGCACACTGCTTGAACTCCTGCCGCAGATTAATGATGTTGATCAGGAGCTGGAACGCATTCAGGAGGAAGAAGCTGAACTTGCCAAAGCTATCTATCCGGAGCTGCCGGAAGATAATCCGCCGGGCGGTGATGTAAGTGGCGAAGAATAGTAAGGAGTATTGGCAAGAGCGCATGCTTTTAGAAGAAGAGGCGGTGCGCAAGAACGCGGACCGTTATCTGCAAACGCTGCAGAAGGAATACAAAGCCGGTATTAAGTCGCTGGATGATGAACTAAAGCGATTTTATGAACTGTATGCCACAGAAAACGGTGTTTCGGCTGCACAAATTCGTAAACCATTGAGCCGTGAAGAATGGCTGCGGTATGAAGAACAGGTGACCGAACTGCTGAAAGACAGTGGAATGTATCAGGACCGCAAGGCGAGAAACAGATATTTATCCGGCAGAATCAGCAGACTGCAGGCTCTGCAGAACCAAACGGAATTGGAACTGGAGAAGCTGGGCTTCAACCATAACGGAACGCTGGCAAAGCATTTGCATGAAACTTACGAAGATAGCTATTATCATACCGTTTACAATTTCGGCCAGGTTGGTATCACCGGGCGTTTTGACAGATTGAATCCGCGAAAGGTGGAGCAAATCTGCAAAGTGGAATGGAGCGGGAAAAGTTTTAGCAGCCGTGTATGGGACAATACAGCAAAGCTGAAACGAGAAGTAAAAAGGCTGCTATCGACAGGCAGTATTTGCGGGACTCCGGTTAGGGTGTTGAGCCAACGCCTGGCAGAGCGCATGAATGTAAGTTATCACCGGGCAGAAACGCTGGTGAGGACAGAGAGCGCGCAAATCAGCGCACGGGCAACTGCAGATGGATATGAAAAATCCGGTGTAGAAAAGTATCGCATACTGGCAACACTGGACAACAGAACCAGCAGCATTTGCCGTAGCCTTGACGGAAAGGTGTTTTTGCTGTCTGAAAAAGTGACAGGGGAAACCTATCCGCCGTTTCATCCGAACTGCAGAACCACAACGGTACCGGAGTTTGATGACTTCAAAATCAACAGCACCAGGGCGGCGAAAGATAAGGATAATAACCGGTTAGAAGTACCGGTCGGGATGAAGTATCCCGAATGGTATCAGAAATATGTGCTGGAAGAGCCAAAAAAATCGGTACCGAAATTTATCCCGATAAAAGGTTTGAGCACAGCTGCCAGTGACAAAATGCTGCGTGATTATATCGAATTGGAGCTCACATACATTCCGATGCAGCACGAAGCACTGCTTCAGAACTATATCAATGAGATTGAAATAGTGGATGGGCGAGTAGCTGCCTTCTATCCACCAACGAAAACGGTACAGATTCCGCGCGAAGCCTTGGAAGAAACCGGAGTGGTAGTACATGAACTGGCACATGCTCTGGAACGGCAGCTTGATTTATATCATAATGCAAAATTCCTTTCTGTGTTGAATAATGGGTTGGAAAATGTCACATGGAGTGATATTATTACAGATACAGATACATTTGCAGAACCGGTTGACCTCTTGAATATCAGTACGGATAAATTCGTAACTGTTTACCAGCGTCATGTCTATGATGTGGATTATGAGGGAAACGGCAGAATTGATTTTGCAAATAATTTTGCATTTAACACAAAAACGCTGCTTGATTATTTCGCAGAAGGTTATCGGTATTTTTGTATCTGGCCTGAACAGCTGCGGAAAAAAGACCCTCTGCTGTATCAATTCATTGAGGAGATGGTTACATGACAGAAGATATGCGAAATCAGATTATGCGGGAATTCTTAGAAACGAAAACAATCAAAGAATTCCAAGATGTATGCCGGAAGTATGGTTTTGTGACTTTTGCGGATGTCGGTGAAAACATTGGTGTTGATGCAATCAAGCATTTTAATACATTAGGGTCGGGACCGTTCCTTGATAAGGATGGCGTGCATAGAGACCGAATAGATCACATGAAAGTGAAGTAAAGGATGAATCGTTGATGCTTTTAACCGCGTATCCAAAATCAATCGCACATCTTGTGGAACGGGTGGATGGCTGGGAAGTTACCTTAAAGCCTGAAGCGACAGAGGAAGATTATCGAAAACTGGAAGAACACCAGCGACAAAATGAAGAGCTGCGGAAGAATCCAACGCATTTTTTCATTGAAGAATAACTACAAGGCTCCTGAACGGGGGCTTTTTTCATTGGAGGCGATAATATGAACCGTGATCCGACTATGGTTACAGAGTTTGAAACTGTGGGAGAACTTCTGGAAACAGAGGGACTCCAGCGGGAAATGATAAAGGACACGCTGCTGATGATTCATTCAGAAGCAGATCATCCAAGCAGAGTGGCAGCGCTCACAACAACGCTGCTGGCTTATCTAGAGAAAACAGAGCACTGGAACAGCCATGTGTATCTGATGTATTGTGAAACTGAATTAACAAAATGCGATTAAGAGAACTTCTGCAGAGAGGTTCTTTTTTTCATACAAATTTTTAAGAGGAGAGATGTAACATGGCAGAACCAATTTTAGAACCTGGCACAGACCCAACACCTATTGTTGAGCCGAAAACCTACACTGAAGAAGAAGTGGCAGGGCTGCGCAGTCAGTGGGAGGAAGAAGTGCAGAAGCGCCTGGCTGATGCGAAACAGGAGGGCATGAGTGAAGCTGAACGCTTGGCAAAGCTGACAGTGGAAGAAAAACTGCAGGAAGAAATGAAAAAGCTGCAGGAAGAAAACGAAACCTTGAAAAAGAATGATGCCAGAACAAAACTGGAAGCGGAAACACTGAAAACGCTGGAACAGGAAGGGCTGCCTTCCAACTTTGCAGCGCTGGTAATGGCGGATGATGCAGAGACTGTGAAGAAAAACATCAGTGCACTGAAAACATCCTACGATGCAGCTGTACAGGCTGGCGTGGAAGGCCGCCTGAAAGGAAAATCTCCTGCTGCAGGTGGCGGCGGTGGTTTAACCAAAGAGGAAGAAATGCAGAGCGAAATCAGAAAGATTATTGAGGGGAGTAGATAATTATGCCAAACAGTATTGAATATGCAGATATTCTGCAGAAAGAATTAGACCAGCAGATGCTGGCAGAATCCACAACCGGCTGGATGGATGCCAATGCCGGGGAAGTAATTTATAACGGCGGCTCTGAAATCAAAGTGCCAACCATCAGCATGGATGGGCTGGCTGACTATGATAGAAACGCAGGTTTTCCTGATGGCAGCGTAACTCTGACTTATCAGAGCTACACAATGACACAGGACAGAGGCAGAAGCTTCATGCTGGACGCTATGGATGTAAACGAAAGCAACTTTATCGCCAACGCAACCAATGTTGCAGCAACATTCCAGCGCGAACATGTTATTCCGGAAGTGGATGCATTCCGCTACAGCAAAATCGCTGCTCTGGCAAAAGAGGCTGGGCGTATGGTTGGCGGTGTTGAACTGACAGCAGATAATATCTACAGCATGCTGTTAAGAGATATTGCTGCAGTGCAGGATGTTGTCGGTGATGTACAGTTGGTAATTACCATGTCTGCAATCACCAGCGCAATTGTGAGTGAATCCGCGCAGCTGGCAAAACGCATTGATGTTATGGATTTCAAACGCGGTGAAATCATGACCAAAGTGAAAAGCATTGATGGTAACCCAATTCTGGTAGCGCCAAGCGCAAGACTGAAAACAGAATACCTGTTTAAAGACGAAGCTGCTGGCGGCGGTTTTGCTCCAACAGAGGGCGCCAAAAATATTCTGTGGGAAATCTGCCCGCGCAGAGTACCGATTGGTCTGTGCAAAACAGACAAACTGCGCATCTTTACTCCTGAAGTAAACCAGAAAGCGGACGCATGGAAAATCGACTATCGTAAATATCATGATTTGATGATTAAACAGCAGAAGCTGGCAAGCGTATTGGTTCGTATTGCAGAGGCTGTAGTGTAAGGAGTGAAGCGGGATGAAGCGTACATTTAGAAGATTGAATGAAGTTAGGGAAACGGAAAGCGACCTGAAAGCTGCGCAGTACCTGGCAAATGGCTTTGAAGAAATCACAAAAGAAAAGCCAAAAAGAGGTGCGAAAGGTAACCAGAAAGGCGAAGAAAAAGAACCTGATAAGAAAGAGACACAGGGGGCTGGTGGTGTAAATGACAACACTGGAGAAACTAAAGATACTCCTGAACCAGACAGAAGCAACGAATGATAATTATCTAGAGCTGCTTTTGGAACTCCTGACAGAACAATGCTTAATCTATATCGGCAGGGCTGGCAAAACAGCGCCTGCCGGTTTAGAATCAGTTGTTCTGCAGATGGCAGCGGAATATGTAAGGCAAAATCAAATGATTGGCGCAGAAGGTGCTGTAAAGTCGGTAAGCCGTGGTGATACCACGATTTCGTATAATATCGCAGACTTGTCCGCACAGGCAATAGGAGATTTCATTCGCCTTTACAGGCACTTGCTGGTGCCTTTTATGAAGGTGAAAATGAGGTGATTTTATGGGAGCGAGAGAGATACTGGAAAGCACCTATCGCGGTGTGATGAATGTATATCACTATCCCCAGAAAGAAGAAGATGGCATCACCAGTATTGGCGATAGGACCTTGCTTTATCGGGATGAAAAATGTGCTTTGAGCCAAACGGCAAAAGATAAAACCAATCCTGCAAAAGGAATAGCCGAGCTGAATTATACTAGCGTGTTGTTTTGCGCTCCGGACTTGGAGATTCCAGCCGGATGTGAAATTGAAATTGCACAGGATGGTATGCAGTATCAGTTCCGGAACACCGGTGAAGCGTTTAAATATGTGAGTCATCAGGAAATCATGCTGGAGAGAGTAAGCTATGCCTGAATGCAGAATCAATGTGGATATGCGTGCTCTGGAAGAACTGCAGAACCGATTGGGCGAGGCAATTATGACAGAGCAGATTAAGATTTTAGCAGAAAATATTCTGCTTGAGATTGGGAACAGGCTTATGGCAGCAACGAAAGAAAAAACGCCTGTAGATACAGGGGAGCTGCGCCGCAATTGGTTTTTGAGCGATTTGAAATGGGACGGCGATAATCTGGAACTGGAACTTTACAACAATGTGGAATATGCAGCCCATGTAGAATATGGGCATGCGCAGGAAGTGGGCCGGTTTGTGCCAGCATTGGGGAAACGATTAGTGGTTCCGCTGGTGCCGGGCTTCTTTATGATGACGCGTTCTGAAAAGGAACTGGAACAGATTGTGCCTGAACTGGTGAAGCAGCGCGTTGAGAATTATCTCCGGGAGG